GGTACGCGGAGGCACTTTTCATTTTTAGCGCCAGAAATGCTATAATGGGGTGGCTCTAGCCCTGCGGGTGGAAGTGCTGTAGCCTTAGTGTCGGAGGTTGACATGCCAACACAAAACGAAATTGCCAAGCATCTTGGCGTCAGCAAGAGTACGATCAAGAATCTGATCGAAAAGGATGTGATAAAACGGCCCGCGAAGGGCGTTGTCGGGGGATATGACTTCGATGAGTGTCGAGAGGCATACATATCCCATCTTCGCGAGACTGCCGCTGGTAGATTGTCGGGCGGCTCACTTGAGCTTGGAGAGGAGAGGGCGCGACTTGCGAAGGAGCAGGCGGACGCGAAGGAAATGGAGAACGAGATTGCTCGCGGTGATCTAGTATATATATCTGATGTTTCGGATGCCATTGAGAAGCAATTCACTAAGGTTCGCAGTAAATTGCTTGGCGTGCCGACGAAGGTGGCCCCAGAGGCAAATGCTTGTGCTACTGTTAAGGAGGTGCAGGCGATTATTGAGCAAGCGATTATTGAGGCTTTGAATGATCTGGTCGGACTCGATACGGAGTAAGCAGCGGGAAGCGCTGGAGCGCAGGCTTCAGGATGCCGCTGAAAAGGCGCTAAAGCCTCCGCCCAAGTTGACTGTTAGCCAGTGGGCTGACTCATATCGACAGCTATCAAGCGAGAGTAGCGCCGAGGCGGGGAGGTGGTCCACCAGCCGTGCCGAGTATCAGCGCGGGATGATGGACGCGGTTTCGGATATTTCGGTTGAGACTGTTGTGCTGATGACGGGCGCGCAGATCGGCAAGACTGAATTGATTAACAATGTTGTTGGTTTCCACATACATCAAGACCCAGCACCCATGCTGGTCGTTCAGCCTACCCTTGAGATGGCTCAAACTTGGTCGAAGGACAGGCTTTCTCCAGCCATTCGCGACACGCCTGTGCTGACTGAGAAGATCAAAGACCCAAGAAGTCGGGACAGCGGAAACACCACTCTGCACAAGGTATTCTCTGGCGGTCACGTAACCGCGTGTGGCGCAAATAGCCCTTCATCCTTGGCATCACGTCCTTGTCGGATCATCCTTTGCGATGAGGTTGATAGATACCCGCTGTCTGCGGGGTCTGAGGGCGATCCTGTTGGTCTTGCAAAGAGAAGATCGGCTACATTTTGGAACAAGAAGCTTATCTTGGTGAGTACGCCTACCGAGAAGGGCGCAAGTCGAATTGAGCAGGCTTACGAGGAGAGCGACAAGAGGAAGTATCATGTTGCTTGCCCTGACTGCGATCATAGGCAGGTTTTGTCTTGGGCAAACGTGAAGTGGGAGGAGGGGAAGCCGTCTTCCGCAGAGTACGTTTGTGAGGACTGCGGGTCTTGCTGGGGTGACGCCGCTAGGTTTCAGGCGATCAGGTACGGTGAGTGGCGCGCAACGGCAGAGGGTGATGGACGGACTGCTGGCTTCCATTTGAGCGGCCTTTATTCACCGTGGACGTCTCTTGAGGATGCTGTTCGGGATTTTCTGGCGTCAAAGCGCGACCCTATGCGGCTGAAGACTTGGGTAAACACCTTCCTTGGTGAAACTTGGGAGGAGCAGGGCGATAGGGTTGATGATGTTGACCTTATGAGCCGTCGAGAAGATTGGGGTGTTGATCTTCCAGATGATGTCTTGCTTGTGACTTCGGGGATTGACGTTCAGGATGACCGACTTGAGCTTGAGATTGTCGGCTGGGGTCGGGGCGAGGAAAGCTGGTCGATAGACTATCAGACATTGTATGGAGACCCCTCAACGCCAGAGCTTTGGATTCAACTTGATGAAGTTCTTGGTCAAAAGTTCATGCACCCTCAACACGGTGAGATGATCATCAGATCGGCGTGTATAGACTCTGGTGGTCACTACACGCAGCAAGTCTACAATTATGCTCGCCAGAGGGCAGGTAGGCGGGTTTTCGCGATTAAGGGTGTCGGTGGGGAGGGCAAGCCGATCATTGGCAGGCCGACGAAGAACAACATAGGCAAGATCAACCTTTTCCCAGTTGGGACTGACACGGCAAAGGAGCTTGTTTACGCGCGGCTCAAGATGACGGATGAGGGTGCGGGATATTGCCACTTCCCCTCTGGACGAGAACCTGAATACTTCAGAATGCTAACTGCGGAAAAGAAGGTTACCAAATACTTTAAGGGGCGTCCAAAGCGTGAATGGGTGAAGGTTAGACAGCGGAACGAGGCTCTTGACTGCCGAGTTTATGCCACTGCCGCGCTGGCGGTCCTCAACCTCAATATGGAGGCGGTTTACAAGCAGGCTCAAAATAGGGTATTATCCGACGAAACTCAACGTCCGTCTAGGGCTAGAAGAATGCCTAAACGAAGCGGATTTGTTCATGGATATAAATAATGGCTAACCTCTTCAACGCTGACAACGCACCAGAGGGCGAGCCTCTGGAAATTGTCGTTGGCGACTTTCTTCAATGGAAGCGTAGCGATCTTGTTGAGGATTATCCTTCCGCAACGCACACAGCAGAGTATGTAGCTAGGGTTACGGAGGGTGGGTCTGGCGAGATAAAGCTGGCTGGTGTGGGTAGTGCGGACTATTACCTGTTTACAGTAGATAGCGCGACATCGGAAAATTTTGAATCTGGCTTCTATCACTGGCAGCTTGAAGTGACAGAGACGGCGAGCGGAAATCGCATTGTCGTTCAGCGTGGCGAGTTCCGAGCGGTGGTTGACCTTGACGTCAACGGGGCTGATCCAAGAACCCACTCTGAGATCATGCTGGATAAGATTGAGACGATACTGGAGGGCAAGGCTGACAGTGATGTCTCTAACTATAGTATCGCGGGTCGGTCTCTAACAAAAATGACTTTTGATGAGCTTATGGTGGCTCGCGACAGGTATCGTCAGGAGGTCTTGGCTTATCGGCGTAAGTTGAGAATAGAAAGCGGAAAGCCGAGCGGAACAACTGTAAAGGTTAGATTTAGCTAATGGGCATTTTAGACATTTTCAGTCGGTCTAAGAAGCCGAAGGGTCGTAGAAACTATGCAGCCGCCAGCAAGGGGCGGCTTTTTGCTGACTTCACTGCGAGCAACCGCAGTGCGGACAGCGAGATACGCTGGGCGTTGCGTGATCTGCGCAACAGATCGCGTGATCTTGAGCGGAACAATGAGTACGTCCGACGCTACTTGCAGCTTCTTCGCACCAATGTTGTAGGTGAGGGCGGGATTCGGCTGCAAATGAAGGCTCGCAATCCAGATGGTGGCGTGGACATGGCTGGCAACCGCGTGGTTGAGGCTGCTTGGGCTGAGTTTGGTCGATATGGTGGCTGTACGGTTGATGGTCGCATGTCGATGGTTGACCTGCTGAACTATATAATCACTGCTGTCGCGCGCGACGGTGAGGTCTTCTTGATGAAGGTCCGCGCAAACTACATGCGCCAAGGATATGGCTTGCAGATCATTGAGCCAGACATGATTGACGAAGACCAGAACGAGCGCGTTCGGGGCGGCAATCCTATTCGCATGGGGATTGAGCTTCAGGAAAACACTCGACGTCCTGTTGCCTACCATGTTCTGTCCGACCATCCTGGCGATTATGACTATACGACGCTTGCGAACGGCAAAAAACGCAGCCGTGTCCCAGCGGACAGAATGATTCACATCTTCAGACCTGATCGCGCAGGCCAGACCCGTGGCGTGCCGTGGCTAACCGCTGCGATCCCTGCTCTAAAGATGCTTCATGCTTATCGTGAGGCAGAGCTTGTCGCGGCTCGCGTCGGTGCTGCGAAGATGGGCTTCTTTACGTCTCCTGCGGGCGATGGGTTCACCGCTGATGGATATGAGGATGACGTCACTCCGATTTATGATGCGGAGGCGGGGACTTTCCACCAACTCCCTGCTGGCGTTGACTTCAAGCCATTTGACCCGACGCACCCTACATCAGCTTTTGCTGACTTCGAGAAGTCGATCCTTCGCGGGATCGCGGGTGGCCTTGGTGTAAGCTATACCTCTCTGGCGAACGATCTAGAGGGGACGTCTTATTCCTCCATCCGTCA